ATCACAGGGTTGTCTACCTTCCTAGAGGATGCTGAATTTAAGAAAAATGTTTCAATAGGTGGAACATTAACTTATGAAGATGTAACCAATGTCGATTCTGTTGGTATTGTCACTGCTGGATTAGGTCTGAGAGTAACTGCTGGAGGAATCATTGTTACTACTGGAATTTCTACACTTGATGACACTACACAATCCACTTCTACTATAACAGGAGCATTACAAGTAGCAGGTGGTGTAGGTATCGCAAAGAGTGTTTATATTGGTGGATTACTAACTGCTGGATCTATAGATGGAGGTGAATTCTAATGGCAAAACCAAGTACTAGACAAGAATTAATCGATTATTGTTTTCGAAAACTAGGTGCGCCAGTTTTAGAAATAAACGTTGATGACGATCAGGTTGATGATCTGGTTGATGATGCTATTCAGTTATTTAATGAAAGACATTTTGATGGTATTGAGAGAATGTACTTAAAATATCAATTAACTCAGGAAGATATTGATAGAGGAAAGGCAGAGGGAACTGATGGAGTTGGAATCGTTACTACTACTGGAAACTCTACAAATATCAGTGGTTTAGGAACTGTTACTTCAAACTTTTACGAAACATCAAACTTTATTCAAGTTCCAGATTCAGTTGTTGGGATTGATAAAATATTTAAATTTGATACCAGTTCAATATCTGGTGGAATGTTCAGTATCAAGTATCAGTTATTTTTAAATGATTTGTATTATTTCAATTCAGTGAATCTTTTACAATATTCTATGACGAAAAGATATTTGGAAGACATCGATCATTTATTAACTACAGATAAACAAATAAGATTTAACAAGAGGCAAAATAGATTATATTTAGATATAGATTGGAAAGCACAAGAAGTAGGAACATTCTTAGTTATTCAATGTGATAGAATTTTAGATCCTGATAATTTTACTGGTGTTTATAATGATAGTTTTTTAAAGTTATATCTAACAGCATTAGTAAAAAGACAATGGGGTCAAAACTTAATTAAGTTTCAAGGTGTCAAATTACCTGGTGGGTTAGAGTTGAATGGCAGACAAATTTATGAAGATGCTGAGAGGGAGATAGAAAGCATTAGGGAAAAACTTATTTCGGAGTACGAATTACCACCTCTCGATTTTATAGGATAGTGTATAATGGCATTAAATCCCTTTTTTCTACAAGGATCTCAAAGTGAACAAAGACTCGTTCAAGATTTAATCAATGAACAGTTGAAGATTTATGGTATTGAAGTAATATATTTACCACGTAGAATTGTTAACAAAGATAGTATTTTTACGGAAGTACAATCATCATCATTCAGAGATAACTTTGCGATTGAAGCATATGTGAATACTTATGAAGGATATGGTGGTGCTGGTGATATTATGACTAAATTTGGAATGAGTTTAAAAGATGAACTTATAGTTACAATATCGAAAGAGAGATTTGAAGACTTCATTTCACCATTTTTAGTAAACTTACCAGAGGGGGAAATTGAAGTTACAAGTAGACCTAGTGAGGGTGATTTAATATTCTTCCCATTAGGAAATAGACTTTTTGAGATAAAATTTGTAGAACACGAAAAACCTTTTTATCAGTTAGGAAAGAATTATGTTTATGAACTTAGATGTGAACTCTTTGAACTTGAAGACGAAGTTGGTGGATGGGATCAACTCAGCACTACAACTGACGAAATTGATGATGCATTAGTAGATCAAGGATACATTACATCTCTTAAACTGATATCAATTGGATCAACTGCAAGTCTAGGTTTTACAACCACATCTGGATATATTCGTAAGATTTTCTTAAATGAAGATGGATATGATTATACAAGAACTCCAAATGTTGCAATTGGAACAGCACCAAATGGTGGAATAGATGCAACTGCTGTTGCAATAACAACATCAATCAATGGAGTTAATTCTGTTAAAGAAATACTACTCACAAATCCTGGTGCTGGATATACAGTCGCACCAACTGTTACTATTGTAAGTGCTGCATCAACTGTTCTTGGAGTTGGATCTACATCCTATGGTGTGGGTGCTGCAGCAACTGCATATTTGGTTACTACCTCTGCTGGTATTGGAACGGTAAGTATCGCATCAAGTGGTAGTGGATATGCAATTAATCCTACGTTAACATTTACAACACCAACTTCAGGAGTTGGAACTGCGATTGGAAGAGCAAATATAAATGCTGCAGGATTTGTAACATCCATACTTATTTCTGATGCTGGTATTGGATATACTGCAGGAACTGCAATTGGAACTGTAACCCCACCACCAGTCATTACAGGTATTGGTACTTACCAGTTCAATGAAGTTGTAACTGGATCAGTTTCAAATGCAACAGCAAGAGTTAAGTCTTGGAATGTAACTACAAATACACTAAAACTAGGAACAACAAATGGAACATTTGTCTCTGGAGATGTAATTACAGGAGCAGCATCCTCTGCCAGATATACTGTTGATTTCATAGAGTCAGCAGAATTTGCGGATAAATACGATAAAGGTGATGAAATCGAAACAGAAGCAGATGCAATTATTGATTTCTCAGAAGGAAACCCGTTTGGTACATTTTAATGTTAGGAACTTATTACTATCACGAAATAATTAGAAAGACAATTGTTTCTTTTGGAACATTATTTAACGCTATCAGTATTCGACATGATGATAAGGCAGGTAATACTTATAGTGAATTAAAAGTTCCTTTAGCATATGGACCTTCACAAAAATTCCTTGCAAGACTAGAACAACAAGCAGATTTAAAT